TGAATACTCGGACATATCGTATTTGAGCAGTGGCATATCTAAGTTACTAGACAGCAGTTTAGCCAATTCTGTTTTTCCCGTGCCTGTTGGGCCTAAAAATAAGAAACTTGCGATAGGTTTAGTCTCGTTACCGATTCCTGCAAACGATACATAAACTCTTTCGATTACGTTATCAACTACATCATCTTGACCATACAACTTACTTTTAACATTAACGTCTAAGTTAGTAATACGATCTACATTGTCCCCTTTGAGTTTATCAGCAGGGACTCCTGTGAACTTCTCTACTTGATCTAAGATTAAAGACTTAGTTATCTCTGCACCTTTGTTCTCTGCTACACGTTGTTTTGCACATGCGGCATCAAGTAAATCAATTGACTTATCAGGATTCTTTCTGTCATGTATATATCGACCAGCCATTTCAACACTTGCTTCGATGGCTTCTTCTGTGATATTGACATCATGGAAGTCGTTTAATCTTTCTGATAATCCACGTAGAATTCTTTGAGTTGTATCTGTGCTAGGCTCATCTATCGATACACGATAGAATCTACGCATCAATGCTCGATCTTTCTCAAATGATTCGTAGTATTCTTCCCATGTAGTAGATGCAATGACTTTAAGTTTGCCTTTAGTAATTGCAGGCTTAATCATGTTTGCAAAGTCAACTGAGCCATTAGATGTTGATCCTGCACCGCCCATAGTGTGTGCTTCGTCAATGAACAGAATTGCATTCTTTTTAACTTCTAATGCTTGTAGAACTTCTTTAACTTTTTCTTCAAACTCACCACGATACTTTGAGCCAGCAAGTAGACTACCTATCTCTAATGAATAGACTTCATGTCCTTGTAAGAACTCTGGGACTTCTTCATTGACAACTGCTGATGCAATGCCTTCTGCGATTGCAGTTTTACCTACACCTGGATCACCTACCATGAGTACGTTTGCTTTGAAACGTTTTGCTAGGACATTAATAATATCATCAATTTCTCTGACACGACCTATGACAGGCTCTAATGCATCGTCTCTAGCCATCTGTGTTAAATTAGTTGTGTATTCTTCTAAGACTTCATCTGCTTGTTCTGCTGAAATTACTGAGTAATCTTCACCTTTATAATGTCTTTGCCAAAAATCTATAAAGTTACTTTTAACTACACCATACTTTAATAGATAATAGTGAGCATTAGTATTTCCTTCTGTTGCAATACTTAAATATAAATCTAACGTAGTAACTGTTTTACGCCCTGTAAACAACACTTGTGTTACGCCACGATTCATTACACGTTCTAAGGTATTTGTCTTGCTTGGAACGCAATCTGGATCATTTGATTTGATTGCATGAAGTGCATTGAGATACCCTTCTACTTCATCAATCATCATATCTACTTCTATTTTATACTGAGATAAACATTTCTTAAATGGTTGATGTGTAATTAAAGCATAAAGCAAATGTTCTATTGTCACATATTGGTGATTATAGGATTTAGCTTTCTCAATGGCTTTAGAGATAATGTTTTCGATTTCTGGCGATGTGTTCAAATTTTTGTTCCTCTATATTTATTTAGTTGTTCTTCAAGTCTTGTATATCTTTATATTTGGTAATTGCATCTATGACACCTTGCTCTATATTAACAGGAATCATTCCTTTTAGCAAGATAATTTGATCGCCAAATTTCCCAGAATGTTGATTAGGTCCTCTTGGATCAGTAATAGGCATTCCTTGTCCTGTAAGTTTAATTTGTGTATTTGGTTGTGTACCTGCTCTTACCTTTACCTTCATTAATTTACCAGATATTGTTGTAAATTTAATTTCTGTTCCTACAATCAAATCTAATACAGAAATGTTATGTTCACTTATTAAGTTATGTCCTTGACGTACAAAGAATGAGTCTTCATGTACATGAAAATCAATGATTAAAGCAGTATTTGCATCGATAACATTAGGGTATTGAATTTGTTGCCCAGTATGCACACCTTTTGGAATCGTAACATTAACTACGTTCTTGCCTTGATGTGTGTTTAGTTCTAATGTTTGTTTTCCGCCTGTATATGCTTGTCTCAATGATACTTGTAATGTTGTTCTAAACATTGGCTGACGTTGTTGCTGTCTACGCTGACCAAAGATATCACCAAAGGGTGAACCAGCACCAAAGATATCATTCATATCAAATGGTTGACTGCCTTGTCTGAAACCACCACCGAACGGACTAGGGTTATCATACTCTGCACGTTTGTTTGGGTCACTTAAAGTTTCATATGCTTTCTGAACTTTCTTAAATTCTTCTTCACTGCCGCCTTTGTCTGGGTGATGTTTGCCCGCAAGTTTACGATATGCATTTTTGATTTCTTTAGCATCTGCTTGTTTTGAAACGCCCAGGGTTTGATAGTGATCCATGCTGTATTGTATCAGGTGTTGACGAGAAAGTCAACGGTGGATTGTACCGAACTTAAAGTCCGGCGGCGGCTTGAATGTCTTTGATGTAAGTGTCTTTCTCTTCTAATGAGTGACTAGGCTTAACATCTAATCCTGCTTGTAATCTCATTTCATTGAGATCGTCTTCTAGTTCTTCTTCTATTTTATATTTGTTTGGATTAAGAATCATTTTGTCTTGCATTATTTCTACCTCGCATGGGTAATCTTCATCATCGATGTTGATAGTCCAATCTTTTGGGTCAATACCAGTTAATGTTTGTAAGTCTTTTATTAATTCGCAGATTTTTTTAGGTACCCATGATCTTCTATCCATTTCAACAAATACTAAAAATTTACCAGGTTCAAGTTCACCTTCACTAACACTTGCATCTAATACAAAGTTGTAACCTCTTTCAAACCAAGAAACTAAATCTTCACCTACTGCGTAAGATTTAACCATAAAGGATAGAGTGATAATATCTTTATCTTCTCCCATCTTAGCGGCGTATTCATCAATGTACAAAGTTGGAAACATTTGATTTTCCATATCTAAGTAATTTAATCCTTCAGTTAGTATAGACATTATAGTGTTGGTGCTCCCATTGGATCTACTTCATCTGGCGCCGCAGAAAGTTCTTCGACATCGCCAATCTCTGCGGAAGTTTCTTCATCTAAGTCAACATCATATGCATCTTCAATTTCTGAAAGGTCGATTGTTTGATCAGCAAGATCAACTGTACCTTCTTTAATATCATCCATTAAATCGAATGGAATTGTAATCTGCATAAACCAAACTTGATTTTCTTTCATCTTTGGATAACGACTGCCTGATTGAAAGTCTTCATATGAAGTGACTGCTATAGGAACTTCAAGTTGTCCTTTCATCATCTTAACATCACATCCAATTGCTGTAAGTCTAAGAACTGCTTTAGGATCTGGCATCAATTTATAAGGCCACATAAAACAACATGAACAATTGTAACGACCTATAACAGGCCCTTGTACTAACTCACCGTTAATCCAGTTTCTGAATGCATAGATATCTGCATCATCTAAGACTCTTTCAAAATCTAGTAAAGTGTTCATTGAACCGTCGGACATGTAGATATTTTTAATTGTATCCACAATGCTAGTAAAGTTAATGTCTTTGAAAAAAGAATTTGCTTGTGTGGCGTCTGTAAATTTATTAGTCATATTAGTATTTATCTTAAGGGAAAGAGATTATATTTTTAGCGCCATTTCTCTGGTGCATGTATTTATCACGGTTTGCACTTTTTTTGACCACTCAGTGTTTACGTAACCGAATCCAGGTAAATACATGTGAGAAAGAAAGTCTTTCTCATAAATTAACCTTAAAGGAAAAACACATATGAGCAAACGTAAAACTGGAGCACTAAGAAAAAAACATGAACCATTCCGACACAAAGGAGATTCAGACAAAACTTTCTACACAGACACTTCAAAGACGATTAACTTTAACAAGTATAGTAAAAAGCAACCGTCACGCAGACCAATCGAACTAATACCTCAGAGTATAAATCAGGAAAAATATATCATTGCATTAAATGACCCTGAAACCGATATCGTTATGGTCTCTGGCCCAGCTGGAACAGGTAAAACCTACTTAGCAATGTTAGCGGCAATGAAGGCTTTGAGAAGCGGAGAATGTAGTAGAATTTTGTTAACTCGGCCAGCAGTGGCAGTGGACGATGAGAAACATGGCTTCTTACCAGGCGATTTGAACTCTAAGATGGAACCTTGGGTTAGACCATTATTTGATGTAGTCCGAGAATATTACGGACAGACAGAAATCGAATATATGTTGAAGGAACAAATAATTGAAATTACACCTTTAGCATTTTGCCGAGGCAGAAACTTCAAACACTCTTGGATTATACTAGATGAGGCTCAAAATGCGACACCGTCACAGATAAAAATGTTAATGACAAGGATCGCTGAGGGTAGCAAAATCATAATCAATGGTGATGTTGAACAGACTGACCGAATCAGACACGATAATGGATTACTTGATCTCAAACGAAGAATCGAAGAACACAAAGTACCAGGAATGACAGCATGTGAATTCGAACCTAGAGATATTAAGAGACACACAATAATTGAACATGTATTAAAGATGTATCAATAACAGCCAAAAAGAAAGGGTCGTTAAGACCCTTTCATTTGACTTAAGATTTTGCCCCTAGAAGGTCTTTGTGTTTCGATTAAGTCTGCGTAAACCACCCATCATATATGATGCGTATAATACGATTGGTGCGAATATTAATGCGGTCTCATAAGTTTCTGACAGACCTAATGAAGTAATCATATATCCGTATGCATATATGACAATACCCAATACTGCCATTATTCCTAGTCCTGTAGACAAATCCTTTACCATTTCTTTTATTGTATCAAACATATTTTACCTCTATTTTGTTTTTGTTTCTATTGGTGCTTCTTTCTCTAATTGTTCAATGAGTGCAGGGTAAATACGTTTATAGTATGAACACATTTGATCGAATGTAGTATCATGGTTACCACCTTCAATTACACATTTAACTACAGAACTTGTCCCAAAGTCTAGTATAACATTCTTTGTAGACTGATCTGATTTTTTAATTTTCTTTGCAACCTTCACATGTTCATCGATTTGACCATTAGGTTTGCGTATAAATTGTATTAGTAAATATCTCATATTAAATATTTATACGATTAAGAAGTCAACTCAACTAAAGTTGCGGCGAGAGATATCTCAGGGATACCTACCATCGGCAAGTTTGCTAAGCCATTTCTGATTATAATAATATTTGCATCACGTTTTTCGTCAGATGCACCAAACAAGTCTAAGTTGTCATACATCCAACGATAAGTATCTTCGATACGAGTCGGGTAGAGTGCGATATACTGCATTAACTGCTGTCTTGCTTCGATAATACTTCCAGACTTAAACAATGTAGTTGCTTCGATTAGAAGTTCATTTTCGCTTTGGCCTTGCTTCTGAGGGGGTGTGAGAGCGCCAGAACCGCTGTTTACCTGCAATTGACTAAGACACTTACGTAAGTCAGGATATGTTGCACGAACATAAGTATCTAAAACATCTAATTCAAAGTCAACTTCTTCCTTCATCAACACAGTTGCTGATCTCGCAGTGAACTCTGATAAATCAGGCTTTGCAATGTGAAATTCATGGCAACGAGATTTTAGTGCAGGAATGATCTTATGGGCATAGTTACAAGTGAGAATGTATCTTACAGTCTCATGGTATGCTTCCATATCATTTCGTAAAGCCGCCTGCGAGGGTTGAGTTAAATAATCAGCCTCGTCTAACAGCACAACTTTGAACTTGCCGAACGGCATAGTCTGCACAAAGCCATTGATCTTTTCACGTAGCATGTCTATACCATTCTCACGTGATGCATTGATAGTCAGTACGTCATAGTCTTCTACGCCTAACTCATTGATTAACACTTTTGCAAGTGTTGTTTTACCTGTGCCCGGATCACCAGACATTAACAGATGCGGAAAACTACCATCTTTAATCCAACTTTCGACTCGACCTTTCTGTAGATCGTCTGTGAAGACATATCCATCTACAGTATCAGGACGATACTTTTCTACCCACAACTGATTCTTCATTAATACCTCATTGAGTTTTGTTTAATACTAGCATTATACAGGATTGATACATAGATGTCAATCATTAATTGAATAAAAAGGGCAACAATGTGCCCTTTATTTTAGTCTTCCCAGACAGTATCATTTTCGTCATAGACTCCATCATTATTTGAATCACATACTTGTTGCCAACGAACCATTTCAAATGTATATCCTTCTGACCAAGGTGCATATGATAGACACCATTCATGGTCACTTTGTACTACACCTTCATTTGGGTCTGGTACATGATCTCTTTTGGGCCATGGTATTTGTTTACGAAAATACACATCACCTTTAGAATACAATTGACGTAGCCAAAGATTTTCATTATAAGATACGAAAATGCTTTCTCCATTTTCTAATGTGTATGACGAACCATCTTCATAGTTGATAACGGTTTGAGCAGTCGCACTGAATGAAACTAGTGCTAGGGTAAAAATAAAAAATTTCATATATAGTCTCCTTTGAATTTTTCAATTGTGTATTCACCTGAACACACATCTAAATAACCCAAAAACTATGCTACTTTATTCCTCTCAAAAACTATTCTAATATCTCCGTCTAGTTGACTAGTAAAATCTGACCCATGACTATAATCAACATCAAATACTATTATAGTACAATCTAAATCAAAAAGCAACTCCCTAGTTACCCTTTCTACTGCTTCTTTGGTTCTATCAGGACGTACATCACTTTGCATTGTTTTGAAATAATGATTAATTTTTTCAATACTTGCTGTAGGATCAGCGGTTAAGATGTCATGTTTATCTATATTATTCAGTATATGTCCTGCATTAAGAGAGATATATCCTCTTCCTCCGGGCTTAACCATTGAAATAAAATCGTTTACTATTTTTTTCATATCTATATTAGGATAGAAATGTAAAGCGGTTATTGAAAAAACAGACTCAAAATAGTTTTGGTGAGAATCAATAAACGATTGATCTACTGTATCAATGATGTCTGCATTTTCACATGACTTATCAGGTTCAATTCCTATAATATTAGGAATATATTTTTTAAATGAGTTGTCACCACACCCTAAATCATAGATAGTAATTGGATTTTTTTCTAATAAAAAATTTAAATAATAAAAAGATGTAAGACTGTATTCATTTGGCCAACGACTTCGGTGCTCACTTTTTCTTGCTAAGTATAAAGCATTTGGTTGCATTGGATCAAAGAATTTTTCCCAATGCAAATATTGGTAATCTTTAGCAATTGCTTTATATAAGTCAGTTTTTATGAAAGAGGACTTGAATGCATCAATATCATATGTATTGACATTTTCTTGTATGGACATTAAGCGCCTTCTTTGTCACCATAAGCCATATTTCTTTGAGGTTCATCACTTACTAACATGCAGTCTTTAGGGTCAACACATCGAATTGTTTTATCGCCTTCTGCATCAGTAATGTTAACACCACGTGTCCATCTGCCATGACCAACAAGAACCCATTGACCTACTTCAAGTCCACTGTTATGATCTGGTCCTAATGAATATACTTGTGCCCAACGAGGCTTGATCCCTGAAGATTTCTTATCATCGTCCATTAAAATGATACCAGAATCTAATGTTTGTCCACCAAAATCCATATTGTGTACAATGATTTTATCAGAAATTGCTCTCAATGACTTGCATTGAATACGATTGATATTTGATTTAAGTCCTATTGCCATTTACTTCTTACCTTTCTTTTTTGATTTTGGTTGTTCTGTTACAATGTTCTCTAAAGCCGCTTTCTTAATTGCTTCGATGTCAAAGTCTTCTTCTAACTCTGCTAACTCAGCCTCTTCAGGATGTAGTTCTAATTCTCCTTCTCCTCCGAAACTATCTGGAGCCTCATCTGCTGATTTCATTACAAATTCTTCAGGCTCTACTGGGGGAATAGGAGCAATTTCTGCTTCGATAGGTGCTACATATTCTTCTACTGGTTCGACAGTTTCTTGCACTTGTGGTTTTGATTCTTCTACTAATTTATCTAACATAGGAGTTTCAACTGCTTCTTCTTCTTTGTCTGGAATTTGTTTAGAATTCAGTGCATCTAACTCTCTCAGTTGTTTTGGTGATAACGGTGCATTTGGATTAGCACTCGGACTAAGATCAGGATGTTCTGGTCTTGCTTGAGCAGTTTGAGATCCTACTTGAGAAGCATAAGAATCTGCTACTTTATCACCTGCAGTTCTGATGACTTGTCCATTTGCATCAATCTCATCTCCACGTGCATTGACTTGATTTATATTGCTGACTGCTCTAGTTTTTTCATGTTTAGATATTAGGCTTGCCATATCTAATGATCTTCCTCTAGCAGTTTTGTATATTTTTCCCATAATCTTATCCTATTTTAAAAATTCTTCGATGTTTAAATCGTAGTGTAAACTATTTATTCTGTGAATACCTATCAAAAACAAAACAAAACTAGATACACTCGATCCTCTCCCAACTCCCCATACTATATTGTTCTTTCGCATTAAGTCTACAAGATACTTCATATATTGCAACAAAGTAAAGAGTCCTCTCTTTTCATACATCAACAACTCTTTGCCTGCTCGTTGTAGTTCCTCTTCATGTGTACACTGATCTAATACGAACTTTGCAATATCAAACGTTTTATACTCATCAGGCATAAACCATTGACTCCTAAGAATTTGATCAAAGTCTTCTACTGACACGTTAATGTTTTCTGTTAACTCTTTGACTAAATTAGGTACATTCTCTAATTCTAATGCTGGGTCAAAAGGCACAACTTCATCTACTATAACAGCATGTTTTAACTTAATAGTGGGATTAGTCATATACAAATCAAACAAGTCTTGCTCGTTGTATATAGGCTGTCCATAGTTGTTCTTAATCATGCAACTATTATATATGTATTGAAGTGAGAAATCAAGTATTATGGTCTAATTTTTGATTGGCTTTTTTACCTTTTTTGGCAAAACCCAAATCTAGTTTTTCCCATGCATCATCACTGAACAGTTCTATAATTTTATGATCTTCGTCTGAGTTTTCTAGTTTAGAATCTTCCATACATATTGTAGCACAATTCCACCATTTAGAAGAGTGTTGATCGATAATGTCTTCTGCTATCTCAGATACAGTATGAAATTTGACTCCTTCACTGAATGTTGATCCTAAAATTAAATCTGTTACTATGAGTTTGTTTTCAGTTATTGCATTGAATTTAGTTAGTAATACCATAGAAATTATCTGATCATGTGGTTCGTCAGGCAATGTACAAATATTGATACCGGCGGCTTTGTATTTCTGTATTGCTTTAGTCTCACTCTCTTCTATAAACAGACCACTTTGAATTCTATGTGAGATAAAGTAATGAATACGTTCTAATGCAATATTATGTTCTTTAATGACATCAGTATTAACTAACATCGATAATGTTATTTGGTATTGATTGATGTAAAAACCATCTTCAAAATGAATAGCGGTATCAAACAGAAAATCTTTTTCTATTCGTTGAGTCACTTTTTGTCTCCGTCAACATGAATATTATTACCTAAGTCTTGCTTTGCAAAAACTTCATCTAGTTTTTTCTTATGTTGTGCTTGATAACTAGTAACTGCCATTCTTAATTGATTGAGTAGAGGCTGGTTACCAGAAGCCATAGCAAAGTTAATTTTAGTAGTTAAACTTGAAAGTGTTTCTTGTAGTTCTTCTAGGCTTTTGTTAGATAAGTCACTTTTATTGATAAAAGGATGTTCCATCAATACCTCCTTAGAACGATTCTAATGGTATCCGTTTCCAAATATCGTGCCCTTGCACGTATATTGTTGCAACTGTGCCACTGAGCAATGCTGAGTCAGATACATCTGTTAATTCTACTTCAGGACCTGCGACACCACCAGCAACACGAGATTTGCTAAGTGTTATAGTAGTTGTTGAGGGAGCAGTTTTAACATAGTATGTTGCATTTTCTTCTAAATTAGCATTAGTAACATTGGCACCTGAAAAAATTATTGGTTGATTTGGACAGAAAGAGTTTGCAACTGGTGCCAAAGCACCTGAAAATGTAATCACATTACTAGCAACTGTTTCCAGATTTCCTGCTGTTACATTACTGTCATAAGTTCCTACACAAAGATATGTATAACCTATAGGTGATGCCTGCATAGTGCCTGTAGCAGTTGAGAGTGTTAAAGGTGTAGTAAGTGCGGCGTCAGTTGTAACTACAAAACTAGTGTCTGTTGTAATAGTCGAAACATAGTATGTTGTTCCTGCAACTGGCCCACCAAAAATCGCTTCTCCACCTTGTCCAGTGAATTCAATTGGCATGCCTATATAGAATCCTTCTGTAGAATCAGTAGTGAAAACATTCGTTGTAATTGTTGTAGCAGTCACTGTGATAGGTTCTACGACAGGAGTAAGAGCAATATCTCCGTTTCTATCACCTACGTAGCCTGTTGGTGTCATTGCTTGTCTAACTTCAACCTGTGATGTTTGATAACCCCTATTAATAGGTTCTATTGTAACTGTGTTACCACAGTTTGTAGTTGTAAGTTTGTATTGTAAGTTAGTAACATTATAAGGCGCTTTTGCAATCGTTAAGTTTCCAGCATTAAGTGCATTGTTTTCTACGATATTGCCACTAGCATTAATAGTACCAGGAAAAGTAATATATGCATCTGAATTTCCAATTGTTAAATCTAATGTGATTTCACTTTTAGTTCCAGAAGGTGCCCAACCAGCTACCTGTAATGTAGTGTTGCCTGTAATAGTACCAGTTTGTACATCACCTAAAGTAGCATCTACAACAACTGACCCAGATATCGCATTACCTAAATTATATGTAGTCGATCTAAAGCCTCGCACAGCCGCATTACTGATCAGTGTGTTAGCCATATTATTGTCAATAGCAACACCAGTTAAACCTTGTTTGAGTACGGCTTTGTCTTGCAGTTCTGTAATCTCAGTACTTGCAGTATTTAAATTGTTTTTGATAGATGTGAAATTATCTCTAAATCCTTGAGTGGAGTTATTTTCTCCTGGGACAGGATAATCGACATTGATTCCGTTTGTATTAATTGTACTCATAATTTGTTTGTTCTCTTAATATAGTATTTATCAACGTAAATTAGCCGGATACATTTCCTTCATCAGGCAATATTGTTTTTCTAGGGAATAACACATGAAAATTATCTCTCTCAACTGGATCAAGCGGTGGAGACGCACTAGGTAGCCCTGTCCATGCAGGAGGAATAGTGTTGTTATCATAGTCATATGTTAGAGATTTGTCTACTGTTATTCTATCTAACTCAAAATTAATTTGATTTAACGTATAAGGTTTCCCTAGAGGATCTAACCATAATGTTTCGATATTATTTTTAATTGTGTCAGCAGTTCCTGGCTTGCAATATGCAAGAACCCAAGCAGGAGTATACCCTAGTGTTGAACCATTTGCTTGTTGACTTGTCATCCATTCAGGAAGTAATCTAAAGTCGAATTCTTGTCCTAAATTTTGACCAACCCTTGATCTCATATTTGGTAAACTGTTTGGATATAATGCTTGAGCAAATCCTGGAGTTAAGGCTGTATAATATTGTGGATTACCGTCAGCATCGTTATCTATGTAACTTGTGTATATATCCATCTCACTTGTATACCATGGGCCTTTGTTTAATGGAATATCTCTTGGCCATAAAATGCCTTCACTAACACTTTTGCCTTTAGGATTAACTAAGTTGTCTTGTACTTCTGAATACACCACTTCATATACTACTGTGCCTGCCGCATTTTTTGCAACTGCTGTTTTTAATTCTCCTAAAGTAATATATCTCCAATAATGATTTTTAGTAATAGCCGCAACATATTCATCAAAGTCACTAGCATAAATTCCATATGCATGTTCATATACTATACTAGATGATTTACCAAAATTAGAATCTTCTACTCTATACAAGTCGGCTGTAGGAAAAATTGTAGTGCTAGTTAATAACTGCTTGATAATTGCTCTATCTTCAAGTGAAGGAGCACATTTAATGTACAATGTGTCTGTTGGTTGATCGAATTCCTGATCAATTACTAATGTAAATTCTCTTGGAGAAAATACAACAGGATATAACGGAGAGTATGCTTCTATAGTAAAAGTGAATGTAGTTTGATCATCTAATTCTAATAATTCATCTGTAGGTTGATATGCAACTGTGCCTGAAATTCCGCCATCTGCAAGTACTGTTAAGTTTGGAGGTAGTTTTCCATTAGTTACTCTATAAGATAATGCTACGTCAGATGTTGCTTCAACTGCTAAGATTGATGTTTCACTATTATTCATTTTACCAAGATCACTAGGCGTAATCCAAGTAATAATACCATTGATGTCATTAGCAATAGTCATTTGGAAATTAAAGACAGCACTAGAAACATTAGTAAAGTTTGTCTTTCTAACACTCACAGAAAAACTATAATTATTAATACTGTTTTCTGCAATGACTGGAGTTCCTGTTATCCAACCAGTTGTAGCATCGCCGACTAAACCTAAAGGTAAGTTTGCGAATTGATATGTTAATGCATCGCCATCGAAGTCATGTCCTAACATTTTCCATGAAAAGTATTCTCCACTTTGAAACTGTCCCATGAGAGCAGATTCGCTTGGTGAATAAGTGAGATTTAGATCATTGTTAGGGAATACATAGTATCCATAATTAGTAGGATCATTGACACCTACATTAAATGTTGATGGTCTTGTATTGTAGATTGTGGGAACTCTTGTATTAGCAGGAAATCCAGGACCTCCTACATTTGTTGGTGCATTTTGATTTGCTACAATAATTAAATATGATTGTAAGTTGTTTCCTAAAGCAGATAATAGTTCTAGTGTGAAACTAAATGTTTGTACAGTTGGCTCACCTATTTGAATTTGTGGCAAGGTAGTTGTCATAATACCAGTGCCATCAGTCAGACTAAGAATTGTTCCGCCACGTGTCAAAGAAACAGTAAACGTTGTTGAATTTATTATTGAATGTACAAAGTAAGTAGTATTAGATACTAATCCACCAAATAACGATCCTGAAAACACAACAGGTCTATCTATGACGAATTCATCAGTACTTAGTACTTCTATCACATTAGATGACACAGATACCGCAGTTGTAGATACAGTAGAGTAATTAATATTAATGATAGGAGCTTCTGGATATCCTCTGATTAAACCTTTTTCATTTATTTCTAAGCCAGGAGGAAGTTTACCTTGTGCTAATCTAATTGTTATTTCGTTAGTAGAGATCGGATTGTCATATTCTACTTGTAATTCTCGCCAAACACTGTCATTAGTATTAAGTATTGTTCCCGTAGGAGTAGTAAATGTAGGAGTAGCAACGCCGCTGATCTCTATGCTAAATGCTCTATCTGCTATTTCAGTAGCATTACTTACTTCTGATGCTCTTACAGCAAAGTTATATACAGTATCGACACCAACGCTTCCTGGTGTGCCTGATAAGATACCAGTAGTACTGTTTAGTGTCAATCCTGAAGGCAACGAGCCACTTAACACTACATAAGATAATGTATCTGACACATCATCAGGAGTTGCTGAGAATGTGAAAGATAAAGGAATCAATGAAGGATATGCACCTATTGATCCTTTGGGAGTTACCCAAGTTGGATGATGACTCATTTGTTAAGACCTAAAGAGTAATGCGTTCTACCATCAACTTTAGATGCTGTCAATGATTTGCCTCTATTACCTTCTATATTATAAGTTACATGCACCCAGCCAGAGTCTGGTACTCCCGGAGTATAAAATTCTAAAATTACTTGATCAAAGTCTGTATTCTTTTCAATCCATTTTGCAAGATCATAATTAGATACACTATGTATTTCTATGTCTGCCGCTTGACCTTTACAATGTTGTGACTTAGAACTTCCGCCTACTGCTTTATTAAGTGCTTCCCCACGATATCCACTATTAATAATGACAGGTCCAAAATGATCTCTGACTTTTTGTAATACGTTTTCACACAATGCTTTTGCATTTTCTAAATGCTCTTCAGGCATAGAGTTGTCTAAGCCTTGACGTATAGCAGTTTGACTCTTTTCAAACTCTGTTAGTGTAAAATTCTTTGATAATCTCATTTGTTTCTTACCCTTCTTAAAGATGCAAAACATTATGCATATGTTGCGCCAACAGTATACCAATTTGCAGAGTTTGTACAAATATATTGTAATGTTGCACCCTCTGGATGCGTGAATGCATTGTTAGTACCTAATGAATTTATTTCATCACTAGTGTTCGGATATACTTTGAATGAGTTAGATACAGTATTGATTATGAATACTACTAATCCACCTTGAGCAACTGGTAATTTAATACCATTAGATGCTGATGCTGACGTTACTCTGTTAATTTCAGTTGTTAATGTAAACGCATCGCCCTGTGAACTACCTGAAGCACTTACAGAGTCACTAGATGAATGGAATAGAAACGAACTGACTGATGTTATATTTGGTTGTGCGGCAGTTGTTACCGTGCCTGCTAGTGGAGCACTACCTGCTGATGCGGCATATGTTGAGTTTGCTACTACGCCAGTAACATTACCACCTGCTACATTGTTTGCTATTGCCGCAAATCCTACTTGCCCACCTACATTTGAACCAGTTAAATTAGTTAAGTTGGCACCATCGCCTGACACAGATGTAAATGTACCACGTGTAGCAGAGATATTACCTACAGAAACGTTACCAGTTACTGTCAGTGAAGTTAAAGATCCTACTGAAGTAATATTAGGTTGTGCGGCTGTTGTTACTGTACCAGCAGTCGTTGCACTAGTTGCAACTGTCGCACTTGATACAGCACCAGAAACATTAGATCCTACTATATTAGATAAACCACCACCATCACCAGATATTAAACCAGTGTTTGCTGTGATGTTAACTGCTGTAATTAATCCATTAACATCTAACCCAGTTAAAGTACCAACTGATGTGATGTTTCCTTGTGCAGGTGTTGTTACAGTCTGTGCTGTTGTTGCTGTTGTTGCAGACGATACTGCACCAACTACATTGCTTCCAGATACGCTATTTGCAACTGACGCAAATCCAACTTCGCCAGATACATTACCACCTGCTACAGCATTTGCTGTTGCCGCGAATGATACTTGACCTGAGACATTTGCTCCTGCTACTGCGTTTGCTGTTACTGCTGTTGTTGCTGTTGTTGCTAAAGGAACTTCACTTACATTTGCTCCAGTAATACTAGATAATCCTGAACCGTCACCTTTAAATGTTCCTGTACCTGCTGATATTTCAATATTACCTGCGTTAGTAATTATATCTGAGTTAGTGTTTAAAGTTCCACCTAAGATTAATGAAGTTAACGTACCAACACTTGTAATGTTTGGTTGTGCCGCAGTTGATAATGGTCCACTTATAACTGGTGCAGTAAAAGTACCTGTTGTTTTGGTGAATGTAAATCCTGTATTACCAGCATACAAGCCTGAACCGTCATTGAATATGACCTGAGTATTTGCACCAGGCGCCGCAGTTACTGCTGTTGACCATGACAACACACCTGCACCGTCTGTTCTTAAGAATGCGTTTGCAACTCCACCTGTAATTGTTACATTACTTTCAGGTCCTAAGTTAGAAGTACTATTGAAATCGATGTTATTATCGAATCCACCTGATACAGACATTGAGCCTGCAACTTCCATGTTTGTTCCTGAATCTTTAACTTGTACTACGTTTGCTGAACCATTGATTGAAACTCTGAATGGTCCGTTAGTATCCACTATTGCATTACTTGTGCCGTTTGTAATAGCGGCACCTGCTGATACAGAGATGTTAGATAAACCACCACCATCACCAGTAATAAGACCAGTTGTAGTTAAGTTTCCAGCATCGACATTTCCTGTAACATTTAATGATGTTAGAGTGCCTGTTGATGTTATGTTTGGTTGTGCGCCAGTTTCTACTGTACCTGCTGATACAGCATATGTTGCATTTGCTACAGTACCTGATACATTAGCGCCAGCAACTGAATTTGCTACTACTGAGAATCCAACTTCGCCAGATACGTTTGCACCAGCAACTGAGTTTGCTATAGCGGCATTAGTAACTTCACCTGAGACATTTGCTCCCGCTACTGCATTAGCAGTTACAGCGAAATTTACTTGTCCAGTTACATTAGGACCTGCAACTGCATTAGCACTATCTGATGATACTGCATGTGTAGCATTTGCTACAACGCCCGAGACATTTGCTCCTGTAATTGCGGCTAAGTTAGCACCGTCGCCTGATACATATGTGAAGACACCACCTGTGCCAGACACATTGCCTGCAGACACATTACCTGTTACAGATAATGCTGATAATGTGCCGACACTTGTGATATTTGGCTGTGCCGCTGTTGTAACTGTTCCTGCTAATGGTGTACTGCCTGCTGATACTGCATACGTTGCATTTGCTACTAAGCCTACATTAGCACCTGCAATATTTGATAAGCCACCACCATCACCTGTAAATAATCCTGTGTTTGCTGTAACTGATTGTGCTGTTACAATTCCGTTAACACCTAATGCTGATAACGTTCCTACTGATGTGATGTTTGGTTGAGCGGCTGTTGTTACTGTGCCTGCTGTTGCGGCTGAACCAGTTACACTACCAGTGATGGGTGCAGTTACAGTAAGTCCAGATAGAGTACCTACTGATGTAATATTTGTTTGAGCGGCTGTACTTAGAGTACCTGTTAATGTAGTGGCACCAATAATACCTGTATTAGCATAGACATTTCCTGCTACTACATTGTTAGTTAATGTTATGTTATTGCCATCTATGTTGCCATTGCCTGATGATGTGTTTGCTAAGATATAACCGAAGTCACCTGCCGCATAAACCGCAGTAGGAGGCAGATCAATGTAAAGAGATTGACTTGTGTTTTCTATTTTTGCAACTGATAGTGTTCCTGGATTGCTTATCCCTAAATCTAATGTAGATGATCTAACAGTCCAGTTGGCAATGTTTGCAGAAATAACTACGTTGCCTGTAGGTTGATTTACTTGAATTCCAGACCCTGCAGTTTTGTTAACCGAGATTACTGCTTGATCACCCAGACCAGCAAATACTTCTGTAAAATTTAACTGAACTTTCTCAAATGCCGAGCGGATAGCATCTGCATTGGGATCGTCTGGGAATGCTCCGAAATCTATATTTCTTTGTGACATAACAATTCTTTCCTAATAGTAGTATTTATCGTTTGGAGATATTCTTCGTTATCCAAAAAAATACCCGACATTGCCGGGTATTATAAAAGTAAAAACTTCGTAGTTATTATTTTTCAGATAGGCTGTCAAGTTTGTTCAACATAGTTGCAAAACCAGATGATGATAAAACACTGCCTTCTTTAACTAAGTCAGCACCGTTATATCCCATTCTGTCATCTTGACCAGCAACAACTGGAATAGTTGTTTGACCTGTTGATTTCTGTTTGTTAAGTCCACCAGAGATAACTTTAGTCATAAAGTCAATGTCTTGCTCAAACGAAGTTTCCATGCCATCTTTACCAGCATCGTTAGCCCATTCGTCAAGTTTCTCTTCTTTCATGTCTCCACATGCTTCATCAACATCTTTATCGTCTTTTTTACCTTTCTTTTTATCTTGGTATGCTTTAAGACCTGCTGGAAGTTTACCTTCTTCTAAATCATCTTCTGATACTGCAAATTCTCTTTGATCATCAGTTTGAGTTTCAGTTACAGGTTCGATTGATCCATCTAAACTATCAGCAGATGCATCTTCTGCACCTTCTGTTGTTAAGTTATCATCGTCATGTTGTGATAAAGGCTGAGTAGGCTGTTCTGATGCTTCTACACCGACTTCTGCTAGTAAGTCTAAAGTTCTGAGATTTTCTTCTAAAGAAGGCTTTCTGTCTTCTTTATCTCTCTTACCCCACGCACCATCTGTGTCATCTCTACGGCCTTTTTCACTCTGTTTCTTACCAGATTCTTTGCCATGCTTCTCGCCATCAGACTCGTCTTCTCTATCATCATAGCCTTGTTTTTTAAATTCATCTAACTGAGCAAGTTCATCTAACTGTGCAAGAGTTTCTTCTAATGACTTAGGATCGTTATGGTCTTCTTTGTCTCTTTTGCCATACTTACCACGTTCATCATCTCTGCGATCCTTCATTGACTGCTTCTTATCAGATTCTTTGCCGTCTTTCATTCCGAGTTGTTCGTCTTCTCTATCATCGTAGCCTTGACCTTCATCTGCTCTGTGATGATCTTTGTAATCATCATATTCTAAATCTTTAGTGACATCTTCGCCATCTCTACCTGAGTGCTTACGACCATCATAATGTGCATCATGTGCAACTTCTTTACCTGCTCTTTCAGCATGGTCGTCCATCTCTGCATCTGATTCTTCTTCTAAATGCCCACCATGTCTATGACCGAAGTCATCACGTGATTGATCTCTACGACCTGCATAGTCATCATCTTTACCAGATTCCTTGCCATCTTTCATGCCAAGTTGCTCGTCTTCTCTATCGTTATAGCCTTGCTTTTCTTCTAAATGCCCACCATGTCTATGACCGAAGTCATCACGTGACTGATCTCTACGTCCTGCGTAGTCATCATCTTTACCAGACTCTTTGCCGTCTTTCATACCGAGTTGTTCGTCTTCTCTGTCATTGTAACCTTGATCTTCCATTGTTTTGTCGCCACATGCTTCTTCCATATGATCATCTGAACCACATGATTCGCATGTTTCTTTTTCATCAACAATTTCTTCTTCGTAGTCAACAGTTCCTGGTGCTTCTGCATCATCTTCCATATCGACAATACCCATTAACTTGAGCATGTCATCATGTGAACTTTGAGGCTCTTCTGATGGTGATTCTGAACCATAGAATGATACGTCTGCAACATCTGGTGTTACAACTTCTAATTCAGGATCTCCATAGTTGCCCATGCCTACGTCTTTAACAAACTTGATTAACTTATCTGCTTCTGCATCTGTAGCATTAACACTAACTCTGTCTTCTTGTCCTTCCATTCCAGACTGAACTGAGATGTTAACACCTTCTTCTACAGTCTGATCTTCATTTAATACAGACTCTAGTTCTGCTTCTAATGATTCAAATGTCCAGGCATCTTCATATGTTGCTTCTTTGTCGCCTTCAGTTGATGCATTCCAGTCATACTTGTCATCTAAACCAGCATCTTTTTCTTGTTCTGCTACAGTTTTTGTGAATTCTTTTCCGCCTACAGTGAACTTTTCGCCCTTGCTTACTTTGTCCATTGCCCCTGAAAATGCATTGCCTTCATCCATCTCTGCTTCGTCCATCGCACCGTAAGATGCCATAGTAGATACAACTTCTGATTCAGGTTCTTCATGCACGATTCCTACGATTGGCTCGTTACGAATTCCCATTTCTTTTGTAGAATCTTCATAAGCGTTCTTTACGCCACATGCTTCATCAAGGCCATGTTTGTAACCTTCGTGGTATGCCTTATGACCTTCAGATCCTTCGTCATGTGGACATGCATAAGATCCTTTACATAAACCATGAGCATGACCCATGTGCTTCGCCGCTTTCAGAATGTGATCAGCGCCTTCTTTTAAGTTTGTTTTAGTATTTTTAATCATAATATTAAGTTCTTTTTGATTGCACTTAGGGTGCAGTTGTTTTATTTGTGATGTAGACAAGCCTTCTGAACACATAGATTTCACTTTAGAAATACTAGGTAGTTTACTAGATTTGCTTATCTTACCCTTAGCCTTTTCTTTTACAAGTTGAGGCGTATCAGAATCATTGGCTGCCAGAGCGGCGTTTGCCGCGGCGTTGCCTTTTTCATCATTAGTTGAATTTGGAGACCCATCATCTGCTGGATATTGAGCACCTTCTGCCATGTCTCTATTATCGCCACTTAGTGGAGATGTAAGATCCATTGATGATTCAGGTGGTGTGTCAGTTTCTGCTACTTTACCTTTCCAATCTTTCTTAGATCGTATAGCAAAATTAATTTGTCGTAATTTAGAAGTTTCTTCTTTAGTTCTGTCTTCTTTGCTTTTTAATGCTGAACGGGCTTTTTGCAATTCTGCGATAGTTTTGTCTGCCCATTTACCAGTAGATTTAATCTTAGTGTCACCAGCCCATTTTTCATCGAGTTCTTCTTCGTTTATCTCAGAATCACCCATTGTTAAGTTACCTTTATCAATTGCTGTTTGGATTTGGTTTGCTGTATTTGCATCTTTTACTGTGCCGATTGTCTCGCCATCTTGTGTAATATGTTGTGCTCCAGGGTCTGCTGGTTCTAATTTAAGTTCTTCAAAGACATTTCTTAATGTACCCTTAACGATACCAACACTTTCATCTAAATCTGGATCAAAATTATCTGATCTTTGTCTATACCCATAAAAACTTCCTTCTTTTTCATCGTCTTTATTTCTAAGTTTTTCTTGGTGTTTTTCAATAGCCTTTCGTCTTTTTGTTGCTTCTGAATCTGGTGCAGTCGGGTTTGGAATTTTTTGATCGGCTTCTGTTAACATAGTAGTAGACTCAGTAGAGTCTTCTGACATGTCATTGAATTGCGTTAAAATCTTTTTAAAGTCCATAGTTAAATCCTTATAGTCCCGCTGATGTTTCAGGCTTAGGCTGTCGTTTTACATCAGTAAACGGACTCTTTTGCCCTTTAACTGAATCATCTGTCCAAGGCTTCCAAGGATCAAATGAATCTTTAGTATTCTTTTGATCAGCAGGTAAACCTACTTTACCGACGTTCTTATATTCTGCATGTTTGTGTATGCTGTCTAAGTACTTATCACCATATTCTTCACTTGCTTCTTTTCCATTATCTTCTAATTCAGGTTCGCCTAATGCTGGTGATGCTTGATTTTCGTATTGCTCCATTTCATCATTAATACCGTCATTGTATGCAGTATTAACCATTCTTACATAGTTGATGTTATGACCTAGTAATTGAGCCATTTGTTGAACCATTGGTTCAGTACATGGGTATGCAAACTTGCATGTAAATATATGTACAGGCTCATTATTTAAATTTGGAAATCCATATGGATTTGCTTGAATTGGTGTTGATTTTGGACCTTTGATTTCAACTGGTGAGAACTTATCTAAGTTGAATTTAAACAACTCCAAGAAGTTCTTGTCAACGTCACCGGCTACTTTAATTGTGTAGTCATAAGTGTGGACGCTTTCTGCGATAAATTGTTTAAGATTTCTCATAATGTTTTGTTCCCGTGTAATATATTTATCATTCTTCTGTATTTTTAGCAGATAAAACTCGTAGTAATTCGTTACGATCCAAGTTTTGTCCTTCGCCTAAAGGAATATTATCGATCTTTTCATCAGCCTTTGCTTGACGTTGATCTAATGTTGCTTTCTTTAATTGTAGATCAATCATCTTTAATTTTTTGTTTAGTTTAGCAGTCTTAGCAGTAATAGCATGATTCAACATATTACTAGCAACACTAAAAATGTCACCGCTGAAACGTGAATCAACTTGCATTCCTAAATCCATTAAATCTTGGAAACTAGTTTCTGCTTTCTTGCTCAGTTCATCCATCTCTCTATCAGATGCTTCTAAGCCTCTAACTGTAGGCAAAGCAGTTTCAATCTTTTCTAAGTTACTTAATGCTTCTTTAGTAACTTCTTCTGCTACGCCTGGAATAGGCTCATTCAATTCATTGTCTTCGTTAGAAGCAATATCAAATAATTCTTCAAGTTTCTTAGTCATACAAGTATTTATCTACTTACTACGACCGTTGTAGAAAAGATCGTCTTCAGTAACAACTCTGAATTGAATGCCTTGAGTTTTGCAATATGCTTGAGCATACTTCCACTTAGCATGATTGATAGCAACAGTAATTGCAGTCTTAGGATTAGTTCTTTTTTCTTCAATGATACTTTGTGCTTTTGGTTTGATTTCGATCAGTTCTGCTTTTTTTCTACCAGTTCTATCTTGGTAGACAATAAAGAAATCTGGTATGTAATTTTTTCGTTTGCCTGTAATAGGATGTATATAAGGAATTGCTATAGATTCACTAGCCCATTGCAACACTTTGTCATTACTATCACAAAAGATCATAAACGTAAGTTCCCATCCAGATCGATATGTTGGCTTACCTTTGCCTACATATTTTTGTGGATTTCTTACAGTGTATCTGCCTTGTGCGTATTTTTGTCTACGAGCCATTATAGGGCCTTGTTATGCAATGATATTACGTTGTACTGCTTGATTAGGACTTACGACAGTGCTGATTCCATATAATGCAGTTTTAGATTTTAATAGATTTAAATAATATGCCATTTCGCTATTTACTTGTATACTTGTTTCTACATTAGTTCTAAAATAATCCATAAACACCATGATATCTGTGCCTGTTTGTTGTGCAATTTTAAACAACACAGATGCGAATTTTTTTGCAGTATCTTTTGTACTTTCAGAATTAGGGTCGCCTTTTAATACTCCAACAAAGTATGAATTTACTACGTCCCATTCATTGACAGGAACACTTAATGGTTCTGCATAAAAACTATCGAATATTTCTAGTGTGTTTTCTGTTTGTACTACTTCTAATGCCATTTTAACCGAATCCTAAATTTCTACTTATGTTACTTACTACACTCTCACCAAAATTCTGTTCCCCAGCATTTGCTCCACTGCCAGTAGTATTATTATTGTTTGCGGCTGTGGCACCACCTTGGTTAGAGATTTGAATCAATGCTGGACTTGCACCCATAGTAGGTGACCCAGAACCACCGCCATCACCAAATAAGCCGCCAGTTAATTTGTCTATAACAGCATCTTTAACTGCATCTTTAATACCGTCTTTAACAGCATCTTTTGCTTGTGCAATAACTGCTGATGGATCTAATTGTGAAAGTTTTGCTAATGCTTGTGCTTTTTCAAATGCAGTAGCATTCGGATCATTAAGAATAGCCATCTGTGCTGATGCCCCTCCTAATCCACCGACTCCTTGCCCTAATTGTTCGTTTGGACTATCTGTGTAGTCATAGTGTGCTTCAAGTCCAAATCCAGTAACTGCATCAATACCTTTAGGTCCATCTTCTTCCAGATTAAATTCTCCAGTATTGTGTGTTACTGTTTCATAATCAATTGTCATATTGTGTTGCATTGTTCCTTCAGGCTGATCATATGCATATGTATCGCCAGACCAGTTTGTAATAATTGGATTAATGAATGTATAAGCAATGTATTGATTGTTCCACAAACCATAAACTGTTATATCTTTGAAAAAAGAAGGTCTTTCTTGTTGTCCTGTAAAAGAATCTCCTCTATATCCATATTGCATGTCGCCAGATAAAGAAGGATCATATATATTACGTCTGTTATAAGTCTTTGTATCACCACTACCTAATTCTGGATTAAATGAATCTGCATAGTAATATTGATAATAAGCATTCCACATTGCTGTGATTTGAGATGCATTGTCATCATGGAATGTAAAATCTACAGGCTCATATTTAATTTTGCTTTGTATAATACGTTTTCTATTGTACTGATTCAACGTGTCAGTTTCAAATCTAAAAGAAGGAAGTTTAACTGATTTAACTAGTATTCCATAATTATTAGAAGCAACACCTGCGGGAGGAGTCCATGCGTCTGAATTGATATTAAAATAAGTATGAAAAAGAAATTTAACTTTAGGAGCATTTGAAAACTTATTCGGAATAAAAGTTTTAGCCGCATGTGTATAGTCTCTTAAGTAAACATCACTTAGAAACGCTCCGACTAAACTATCTTTTAGACTAGTAAATGCTGGATCAGCCATATATTTCTCCTATAGTCTTATTTATCTCTTTAAAAACCCCATAAAAAAACCGGGCGAACCCGGTTTTTAAATTTACTCTGTTTGCTATTAACCAGTAGCAGTACCTTGATCTGGTGCTGATACAGCATCCGCGATAGTTCCTGGTCCACCTACTCCGATCAATGCTCCTGCTCCGTCAGTTTGAACAGCATTATCATATGATACTGTTAAAGCAATTTGCACTGCTTCTGATGTTGCATAGTTTAACTGATTGTAGTTTGCTTGTTCTAAGTAGCAACCTGCTAGTTCCCATTGCTCTAAGATTACAGGATCTTTAACTCCATTACCACCATCTAAGATGTCAATGTTCATTGCGAATTTGTAATCGGCTCCTGAAGCAGATGATGCCTGCTCAAAGAAGTCTAGTTGTCTTTGCAACTGGGCGCCAACTGCTTTAGAAACAACGCCTGATGCATCGTCTCTAATGTTAACCTGAAGTGGCTGCCATGAATGTTTACCTGCTAGATAAATCTGTGAATTATAAACAGGAACTGTAATTTTTGCGAACTGTAACTGTGGTCTTGCTACATCAATAACTTGACGTGTCAATGTAACTGAACCTTCAGCATCACTACCAATTCCAAAGTTAGTAAACCCAACCCGGAATCTGTATTGAAGTTTAGGCATCAATAAGTTGACGTTCTCCCTACCTTCTGGTTTAACTGAAAGGTTTTTTAAAGTATCTGAGGCTGATGCCATTTTAATCTCCTAATATTAAATATATCTCTTAAATATATTTATCTTTTTTTTTAATCAAAGAGGCCGAAGCCTCTTTGTATATCTTTTTTACGATCCTGATAACTCACCAGTGTTAAAGATTCTAACTGGAATGTATATGAATTCAGCCGCTTTCACTGGCTCAACTGCTATATCAATCCAAAGTTCATTTCTATCAATTCTCGCTGGAGTATTGTTAGATGAATCACAAACTACTGAGTAATCAAATAGACCACGTTTTGAAACTAAATCAGCAAACAATGTTTCAACTACTGCCGCAATTGATTTTCTTGTTTGAACATCATTTGGTTCAAAGACAAATGGTCGTGCCGCTAATACTAATTGTCTACGTATGTAAGCGACTAATCGTGCTACGTTAACTCTATCTAAAGCAGATGATGAATTAAATGAAGTTTTGTTACCATAGTTCAATAATCCTTGACCTGTAAAGAATACCATTGGATTAATAAAGTTTGTGTATAACACATCTCTAATACCAATGCTTGTTTTAATTACTTCAAATTCACCACTTGCTGAATCTAAGTAACCAATGCTTGAAGCATTGTCGATAATACCACGTCTAGTTCCTGCTGGCGCTAACCAAGGATAAGCAACATTGTCATTACGTAAGATTGTACGTGTCATCATGTGAGATGATGGAACTGCTACTAATTGACCTGATAGATCAGTAGTAATACCTGATGGATAGAATAGACCCATATAAGTATTTCTAGTTACTAGACCGTCTTCACTTGTTGCTGTTGCTCCTGCCGCGTTAGTTGCCCAAGCCTGAATATCAGTTGCACTATCTTTCAATCTCATTGGTGTATCACCAACGATGTAAGAAGTTTCGCCTCTATCAGAGTTCAATGTAACCATATCTGGTTGTAACTCAGGATAGTTTGGACATGCTTGTAAGTTGAAGTAGTTATCTTCATCTCTAATAGCAGTGTTAGATGCGATTGCTGATCTCATTGATGTTACCACCATTGCTCTTTGAGCCTTACGACCTGCGTACATAGAACCGTCTGCTTCTAAACCTGAAGCAGTTACCCATGCATCTTTTACAGTTGGTAATACTTTGTTAGGGAATCTGTCAGCATTGAAGTAATTAATTCTGTATTGCTTGACATTGTATCCTGAACGTCTCATGTTCCACATCAGCATACCTACTGGGTAGTTTGCTGTATTTGGAGCATCAACGTCTAAGTAATTACTTGCTAGTAATGATACGATGCTTGGAATAGGATCGTTTGCTGGATTAGTTGTTCCGTTAGTTGCCCAACGTGCATCTGCAAATAAGATACCATCTGGTGAAGTTTGATCACTCTTATCGAGTAAGACCCACTTATCAACTGCTGAACCGCCACCAGTTTGTTGTACTGATTCCCAACGATATAATGTTGGATAGTTTTCTAAGTCTGAGGTATCTAACCAAAGATCACCGTATGCTAATACTGTTCCATCACTTTGAAGTGAAGGTTCACTAGCAGATACGAGAGGACCTTTAGGATCAGTTGTGTTTGCAACGTTTGTGTTAACCATTCCGTTGCTATCATAACCTTGATTTCCGTATCCTTTCCAACCTGTTGATGTATTAACCATGATATCACATTGATCAGTTGCTGTGTAATACCAGTTAGTCATGTTAGTTGGAATTGCAGTTGGTGCACCTTCATTCGCTGTTAATGAATATGCTCCAGTTGTTGTTAATGAGAATTCTCTCCAGTTAGATAACTGAACTGTGTACATATCTGGACCAGTACCTGAATACCAAGTATAAGCATCAACTGCACCTGCAGTGACTTTTGTTATAGTAACTACTAAGTCATTTGCTGGTGTTGCTCCGCCAAAATCTACGCCTGAGAAAGTAACTCTGTCGCCTACTGCATGTCCTGTACCTGCGCCTACAACTGAAATTGGATTAAAATCGTAGAATCCATAGTTATTTGTTACAGCAATTTGTAATCCTGTACCTGAACCTGTTGTTGAAGCCTGTGTGCTGTTAAAGGTAATGTCATTTCTGAAAGGACCTTCTTTACCACCTACAGTAGTAGATATATTGAATCCTGCTTCTGCCCATAAACCAGATGATGTTCCGTCTGCTTTATAATCATCTAATACAATAACACCACCTGCTGTGTGTGTTAATGAAATAGTACCGTCATCGTTAACTGATGCAGATGTGTAAGGTATGTTCGCCGCTGACCATGCAGTTACGAAATCTGTAGCATCTGTAGCATCTGCTAAGTTGAATGGATATGAACTACTAAGTGTAGAAACACCTGGTGTTGAAATTTGAACTCCTGCAACATATGGTCCTGAAGTAAAGTCTGGTGTAGTATTTACACCTTTAACTACAGTTGCGCCTGTTGCCGCTCTGTACCAGTAGTAAACAGGACCTGCATTGAAGTCGCTGTCGAATCCATACTGAGTATAAACGTCACCTGCCGCTATTGCTCCGCCACCTGTTGAGTCTGCTGAATAGATTTGACTCCAATCAGAAGTTGCGAATGACTGAGTTTTTGCAGTCCAAGATGCAGTTGTTGAGTTGTATGAAGAGATTACTGGTTGTAATCCTGTACCGTTAACCTGAACCCATGTAGAGCCTGTTGGTGCTGGATAATCTTGTGCTGACCCCCATACTGGTTGTTGAGCAGAAGTTCCATATGCAACTCTTGGCTGATATGAAAGTTGTGCCGCCGCTGTATAACCTAAGTCAGTCATTATAGTACCAGTAGCATCATGCAATCTTACGAAATATGCATTTAAATTAACATCGTCACTGTTAGGTGTTCCACCTGTTTGAGCAGAATAAATGTTAAGTTTGCCATTAGAAGCATCTGCTGAAATGTATTCCCAGTTAAGAGAATTAATGTCTTGTGCTAATTGATTAACAGTGTTGTTTGGTGCCGCCGCAACTACGAGAGAAACAGTATTACTGCCTCCTGCGCCTAGTCCACCACTAATTGAAAGTTCAACTGTATCTCCTTCAGTCAATGTTGGGTTAGCAGTTGGTGTTACAAGTGTAGCAAAAGAGTTCATCCAAGGAACTGATCCTAATTCTACCCAAGCATTTGAACTATTTTTGTACCAATATGTTTGATTAGTAGTTGATGTTGGAGAATCATAAGTAGGGATAGCAACGATTGCATAATCACCGATGTTACCAACTGATGATAGTGGCTGACCACTAGATACTTGAGATGCTAATGTAATTACGATTGGAGTTGGTGCAGTAAATGCTTGAGTTGATTCACTCCATATATTAAGTCCCCATGTAGAATCAGTAGCATCTAACCAGTAAGCGCCATTTGTTGGTGCTCCAGTTGGACGACCGGTTGATCCGACTAAACTTGCTAGATCGATATCTGCTCTTAATGCATATACTTGATTAGTAATACCAAGTGCTGAATAAGCCGCTAATAATCCATATTCATTTAATTCATATCCTTGGATTGGTGTTCCTGCAGATGATGAGTAGAAGAATGGATTACCATATAGAGTAACTAAGTCTCTTTGACTTGTAATTGTATATAGTTTACCTGCATTTGCAGAAGTTGTTGCCGCCGCTGTTGCAGTTGATGTTGGATCCGCTTTGTTTTCTGCTGTCGCAAATAAGAAAAACGGAACTGATGCTGGTGCTCCAGCAAGATATTGACTTTCGTCAATAACTGAGACTTGTACGCCTGGTGATGTTAGTGCCATGATAATATTCCTTTTGTATGATTTTGAGGGTTACACCCTGATTGTTTTTTCATACTATTATTTATCATGTATTACAAAAAACAACGGATTAAAAAAACCTTTGAAGGTTTTGAATAAATAACTGCATGGAATCAACGAGACCTATCTGTCAAATTTGCAATAAAAACGTTTGTGCTGTTAATTATATAAGAAAAGGCATTAGACATTATAGAAGTAAATGTGATTCATGTATTCACCCAAATAAAAAACCAATTTTTTTGTGGCAACAAGCAGGATATGAAAAACAGCCTAACTGTTTTTTGTGTGGCTTTAAAAGTTTATACTCTACACAAATGACTGTCTATCATATAGACGGCAAACCTCGAAACGTAAACTTTACTAATTTAAGAACAATCTGTTTAAACTGTATCGAGGTCGTCAAAAGAAAAGAAATAGTCTGGGTGAGAGGAGACTTAACTGTTGACTATTGATTCCATTGCTTTATGCAAATCATCAATCGTGCCGTCATTCTTAATAGTGTGATCGTAATTTAATCCTACACTACTATATTCACTAGCATGAATATTTAAATCAGTTAATCGTGCAAGTGCTTGAGGATTTCGAGTGTGATTGTAATCCACAGCATCTACGATCCATTTAGGATAATCACCTCTTTCGACTCTGATTGTAGTTCCACCTGCATTTTTAATTGCATCGACTTCATTCTTAAATCGACAATCAGTTATAACTACATCATCTTGTATATTACGCAATTGATTTTCTACTGCTGATACCCAGATATCATTATGAAATGATCGTCTGCCTACTTCAGTTCCCCAATACTGCAAGACCCAACGAGGAGTCAGATGAGGCATGGCTAATCGTTTTGCCCACCACTCATCAACTTTTTCTCGCCACTCTCTGCTAGATTGAGTTGTGCCTTCTAGCATTTCTCTATCCCAGCCAAAGATTGCAGACACACAATCCTTCAAGGGACCTGCATAACTCAGTTTTTTAAAGCCATGAAATCGAATAAGATAATCAGCCGCAGTATCTTTACCACTGCTGATAAGTCCTGTAATGCCTATAATCATACGGAATAGTCCTCTAGTCAAGTAGTCACTATTATAAACTATACGGGAGGGAAAGTCAAGTCTTTTTGGTTAATAAGAGCATCATAGGGTAAACAAAAGGCTCTCAGAAGTTTATCCTTATTTACATGCTTAAAAGGAGGACATTTTTGATATAACAAATCCCATTCACGGGTTAAAATCTTTTGCCATTGTGCATGATTATGTTCTATATCTTCCCAAATCTCTTGTCTACGAGAGTGTGAGTTCTTTAAAAAACTAACCACTCTTTCATATGCAACTGTTATATATTGCTCTAAGTCTTTATCATCAACAATTAGATTATTAGGGTGATTAGTATATTTTCTAAAAGTTCTAAACCCTAACGATTCTAAATGTCTATCAAGCATGTCATTGCAACTTATGCCTATGAATGGCTTTTTGACTGCTATTGGTTTCCAAGTTTTTTCTGTAACCGAAAAACTTTGAGAATCTTCAGGATAATTTTCAGTAAGAATTTGTTTCCACCAAGTCTCTGGGTTTATGATAAGTCTAGCATCATTGTATGCAGGAGGAAAAACGTAGTTAGCAATGTCAAATGAATTTACATGTTGTTCAATCATTTTACTGAATTGATCACCTTCAAACTCTTTTGCAAAAGTATGATACAAAGTTTTCATCTTAGATAAATCTAAATCTAAATCATAAAGTTCATTCATCCAATCTATCAAATGATTGTAATTGTTTTCTCTAAAATGTTCATTTGTTTGGTCATTCAATCTGTAAGTTAATGAGTAGTCCAAAACATCTAATTTATTTTCTGTATGAAATTTGTATAAGAGAGGAAACTTGTGAGGTCTATTGGTTATATCTCCAATCATCCAAACTGCTTTATTGTAATTAAAGCCTAAATTAACTTCAGCCTTTCGGAACCAAGTGTTATCATAAGAATTGTCTATACCAATTGCTTTTTCTTCTGTACCTTCAGATCGTAATAAAAAGTAATTGAGTCGAACACCATAAGTAGGGTAATGATCTGTAAGACTTGTAAAATTAATATAAGTGTTTTCATATAAGACATACACTGATTTTAAATTGGGAAATAAATTGCTAGTTTTACAATAATGAAGACAATCTTCTATCCAAGATGTATGATTACTGTTTACTTGAGGTTCAAATAAAGCGAAGCCAATGACAAGATACTCAATATCATTTATTACTGATTGGTCAACTGGTGTATCTAAATGACCACGAAAAGGTTGCAATGAATTATTAATTGCATGACCAAAACTTGATTCAGTAGTATCACAAGAAGTCAGTAATGCCCATATATTATCATGGAGCAAAATGCTTCTTATGTCATTGCTCAGATCGTCAATTATCCTTGAATCCAAGTAAGAGGTTGTGAGTAGTCAACGTAGTCTCTGAGGTCTTTAAGACATCTTTCTTGTTCTTGCTTACCTTCTGCTTTCATAGCCGCTCCGTTTAGAGCAGTACCACCACCTGGACCTGCAACTGTTGAGAATTTTTCACGTGCTTCACCTATAATTGTTTTAAGTGTTGCAAGTGTAAAGTCATACATCCATGGTGTGATACCTGGATCTTGTAGTAATGTTGTTTCTGGACGAGTAACATCAGCCCAAATAAGAATCTGTTCACCTGAGCCTTTAAAGTCTCTAACAAATCGAATTGTTTTAGTGACAGGATCAAATGTGTAGATAACATAACCACCAAACATTCTAGCGGCTAGTTCTACATACCCTGCATAGAAGTCATACGTTGCTAGTCCACCTGCATAGTTATAGTTTAACAAGTAAGTGTTTAGAATAGCAGATGAGAATGGATCAAATGACGATGCACCTGGGCCTGTTTCAAGTCCGATTGTGCGTCTGAAACATTGTCTGACGTTAATGAATTCAGTTGGCAGTGTATAAGTGTCTTGGTTTTTGTCTACTGTCAGCAGTGTATAAGATTCTTGCACAGAGTTTTCTGCACGTTGTCTGTAAGTTAATACTGAGTAGTTGTATGCTTGTTCATAATGCTCTGGATCTAATTCTAAGTCAATGATCCCTTCACCTAATCGGAAACGCAGGTTCTCAAACATGGCCTCTTTTAGTTGTTCAAGGTTTCGATTGTTTGGTACTGCTAATTCGTTTGCGGGCATAAGATAAATTCCTGTTATGAGTATTTATCTTCTTAGAAAGCCTTTAAGATAATAAGAGAATCATTAAATCTACCAGTTGGTTTGATGCCTACTGCTTTAATCTTATCAAAGTAAGTTCTAGCGGCTGGCTTACTTCCCATAACTTCTTTAAGTTGCTCTTTAGGTTTACGTAAAGTCTTAATTGCACTCTTTGCCTTGTCAAATCCATGCAAAGTGTTACCCTTTACAAACATTTCTCCACTCATACTATCTGCAACGTAGTGATGCAGTTTTCTTTTCGTAGTATCATAGACCCATGCTTCTTTACATAAGTGAAGTTCTGTTGGTCTGATGCTTTCTAGTGTAAGTTTTGTTGTTTCACACTCAAAACGTTTCTGATACTTTAACTTCTGTGTTGCTTTCTCAGGAGTGATAGGCTTAGTCTTACGTTTAGCCCTAGACTTAATCTTAAGTGTAGCATAAGAGTTCAACACACCATTTACTGTGTCATAAAGACCAACAGTTGCTTTAAGTTTCTTTTTACTAAAGTGACTATATGCTTCAACTAACTGTTCATCTTTACCTTCAATTACTTCTTTAAATTCTTTTTGTTCTCTATCATAGGTTGAGGTCAATAGAGGAATATGATTTGCTAATGGATTGTACTTGTGTAAAATTTGTAAGACTTTGCTTTTAAACTTATCGTCAATCTTTATCTCATCTTCAAAGAACTCATCCATAAGACCATCGATTTCTCCTCCAGCCTCTAGTAATTTATCTTTCATTATATCTTGGATAGAAGGGCGATTAGGTTTGTCTTTTGCTTTTTCTTCTTTGACTTTAGCAATCTTCTCGCCTTTTTCGATCCATTCTTCTTTGAGTTTTGCAATATGGCTAATATGATTTTGTGGCATGTAACCCACTTTATCTAAAAACCAAATTGAATTTGCAGTCCCATTAAAGTTCCAATCTGGATTTCTGAGAATGATTTCTACTTCTTCAGTAGGCCAGCCTGCATCTTTTTTGATCCATGATTTACAACGAACCAATCTTTTCTTATCGCTAATTTCGGTTCGGATAAAGTATTGGGCATCTTGGAATGCCTTTTCTCGTGCATCTTCGTCAGTGATACCTTTATACTTTTCCCATTTAGGTTCAGGCGTGAGATAAACTGTTTTTACTTTCCGTCTAGCCATTTTGTCTCCAATTTTATCTGTGTCATTTTTAGCAAGATAGAAGTATATAGCATTTAAATCTAAAAAGCAATATTTTATTTACCCAATTGCCCAGAATTTGTACAATGAACCGATTCCGATAAATATAGTTATGCCAAGATTATCATTATACCGTCCCGAAAAACAAAGTGACTACAAGTTTATGGACAAGATCATTTCCGAACAACTGACAGTTGGCGGTACCGATTTGTACATTCATAAATATTTGGGTCCAGACGATCAAGGTCCATCAGCAGACTTTACTCAGCCTCAATATGATAAACTAGAACCGACAAACATACAAGACTTACTGTTCTTAGAGAACAGAGATCGTAAATATGCCAAAGATATATATCGATTACGTGGGCATTACAATGTACAAAACTTAGACTTTGATCTCAGTCAGTTTGGCTTATTCTTAAGTAATGACACTATTTTTATCACAGTTCATTATAATGACATGATTGATATCTTAGGTCGAAAGATGATGGTAGGAGATGTTATCGAACTACCTCACTTACTAGATTATAATCCTCTTAAAGAAACTTTCCCAGTTGCATTAAAAAGATTCTATCAGATTACAGATGCTAACTATGCAAGTGAAGGATTCTCACAGACTTGGTATCCACATATGTGGCGTATCAAATGTGAAATGCTAGTAGACAGCCAAGAGTTCTCAGATATTTTAGAACAGCCAACTGATATAGACAATTATCTTGGTGATTGGGACAAAGATAAAACATACCCTGCAGGATATGTTGTCTCATTCGGTGACAAAAATTACAAAACACTACAAGAAGTACCAGCAGGCACTAAACCAAATGCAACTACACCTGATCTATATTGGGAACTAGATGTAACAGATACATTAAAAGACGTACTTGGTCGATATAATGAAAATGTTCGTATCAATGATGCTAACTTAAAAGAAGCAGAACGAATTGTACCAAAAGCAGGTTATGATACATCTAAATTATATGTAGTACCTGGTTATGGGGTATGGGAAGAGAACGGTGTTAAATCTGGCAAGTACAATCAACCAGCACCGCCAACAGATGTTCGTTCATGGATGCCTGGTAATAATCCACTTAGTGGTACTGGTTCAGTCGTTACTATGCGTAGTGACAAATACAAATATGCATCATCTGGTATTAGAATACCAAAAGAAGTGATGGATGTTATGCAATCTAAAATTAAAGAAAAAGACATCGACCTTGAATCAATGATTGATAAGTTTGTACAAGCAAACTTGTCTATACTGACAGAAGATCCAGAGATGTCTCCGACAGGTTCAGGTTCAGGTCAGATGGAAGGCACAAAAGTCTTAACTGTAGATATCTCAGGACCTGTAGTAGGTCCATATGGTACTGCTGATAATACTTACGCAACAGCAGACCAAGATCCAGATGCATCAGGGTTCACAGGTACTGAGCCATATGGTCCGAATACAATGGACTATCGTGCTGACTGTGATCCTCGCTTCCAATACATAGCAAGATCAACACCACGTGACTTTGGTTACACATCAGGTTACTTAACTGGTGATGGCACAGCACCAAATGGTCTACCTGCAGGAGCAGGTATTGCATTCCCAGCATCACCAAATGTAGGTGATTACTTCTTAAGAATAGATTATTCTCCAAATGTTTTATATCGTTGGTCTGGTACTCTTTGGTTAAGAGTCGATGAAAATGTCAGAACAACTACAGGCTTTACAGCAACTGATGAATCGTTACAATCTGGATTTATTAATAACGAGGCTAATATTTATGTAAATAACGATGGGGCAAACGTTTCGTCTGCTCAACCGTTAAGTTCTTTGTTAGACTTAACACCTGATGATAATCCACCGAGTGACGGGACTTAGAACTTATGGCACAATATTTTTACGATAATCAAATAAGAAGATTTCTTCTACAGTTTTCTAAAATCTTTAGTAATTGGTATGTCACTAAAGGAAAAGATCCTAATGGAAATGATATACTAGTTAGAGTGCCAGTACAATATGGCGATGCAAGTAGACAAGCGGCAAATATTATTGCAAACAACTCTGCAAGTAATCTACCATCAGCACCTATGTGTACATACTTTATCAATGGACTAGAATATGATCAGAGACGCACACAGGAGCCCTTCTTCGTTGAAAAACAAAACATTCGACAAAGAGCATACGATGATGGTACCGCTTCATATGAGACAACACAGGGGCAGGCCTTTACAGTTGAAAAACTAATGCCTGTACCATATACATTAAGAATACAAGTTGATTTTTGGACTACTAACTACAATCAAAAATTAGAATTGATCGAACAGTTAGGAACATTGTTTAATCCAAGTTTAGAAATTCAAAGCACTGATAATTTTGTTGATTGGACATCATTAACAGTTGTATATCAGGACGGGTTAACATTCTCATCTCGTTCTATTCCTATGGGAACAGGTAATCCAATTGATGTGATGACTTGGAAGTTTTATTTACCTATATGGTTAACAACATCTTCTAAACTCAAAAAATATGGTGCTGTTCACAAAATCATTGCTTCTATATTTGATGGTAAAGGACTTGAAGCAATGCAAGATGACAATTTGTTATTAGGCAACAGACAAAAACTTTCACCATATGGTTATAAGTTGTTGTATATAGGCAACACAATACAATTATTGCCGCAAGATTCAACTACAGCAGATACACCAAACACAGATTTAGATGTCCCAGTAAATCCAGATACTGATCTATTTTGGACATCATTGTTAAACATGTACGGAGCATATCAACCTGGAATAACTCAGTTATGGTTAGAAAATCCATATATGGAAAATGAAATTGTAGGAACAATTGTTGTCAATCCATTAGATGATCGTTATTTGATTTTTGATGTTGACCCAGACACATTACCAGCAAATACATTAGAGCCTGTGACAGGAGTAATTAATCCACAAATCACTGGACCAAATGCAGGACTACCTGGAGCAACACCTGGAACTAGATATATCTTAGTAGATGATATAGGTTCAGATTCTGCATCATGGGGAGTAGTCATAGCAAGTGTAACTGGTCAGTCTACAACACCAGAAACAATTAATGCTACTGATATGGCACCAGGTGTAGAGTACATGATTGCAACTGCTGGTACAACTAACTATGCTCAGTATAGTGCGGCTGACAACGTTCCAGGAACTGTTTTCACAATGAACAATGTACAGCCATCAGGATCAGGTACAGTGTATATAGTTGAGGTCATCGATAGAAATATTAATGACATTATTGAATACAATGGCACTCTTGGCAAATGGTTTATTGCATTTGATGCAGATAAGAACGAAGACGAAGTTGAGTATCTTACTAATTTATCAACCCAAATTCAATATAGATGGTCTGCAACTCCAGAAGATTCTGACGTAACCCCTGCACAAAAAGGTCAGTGGATGAAATCTTATGAAGGCTATTATGGAGAAGGTGATTACAGCATAGTTATTTAAACAGGCTCTGTTTGCCTAATAAATAACTGCATGATCATTATTAATCAATCTGCTGGAATATTTTTCTACAGCAAATCTACGCAACGATATCTTTACTTGTTAAGAAACGAGAATAAAAATCCTACGTGGTCTATTCCAGGGGGCAAGATTGAGAAAAATGAAACATTGCTTTCTGGATTAAAAAGAGAATGCCAAGAAGAAATTGCATATTGGGACGATGAGTTTAAATTAGTACCGATACAAAAGTTTGTTAATAATACATTTGCATATCATACGTTCTTCTGTGAAATAGAAGAAGAATTTCCACCACTTCTTAATGACGAACATTGTGGGTATGCTTGGGTAGGAAATAATAGATACCCGAAACCATTACACCCAGGTTTGTTCTCAACAATCAACATTGACACTGTTGTAGAGAAACTAAAGGCTCTACAGTCTCTGTAAACATGCTCTTAGAGCTTCGGAAAGACGTTTTGAGAGACTTAATCACTATCAATGGGTAAGAATATAGATATTGATCTAATCGATGCTGAGATCGATTCTATGCAATCTGGATAAATAATACTATGAGTAACAGAAAAGGCAAGCCAAGCGTAGGAGATTACATAGAACATTTTTGTTCTTTGAACGGTAGATTTGAGGGTATTATTACAGAAATATTATCTACTCAATTTATATATGAAACGCCAGAAGGTCATTCAAGGTTCTGTTTATATAAAGAGAATTGGAATTACGCCAATTTATCAAATTACACCCAAAAAGAAAGGGACTAAGTCCCTTTCTTCACATCACTCGATGTTATTTGTTAATGCATGAACATCATTTCGATTCCTGAGTAGCCTAAACCACCAAGAACAAAACCTGCACCAATAAGCATCCATCTCCATTTTTCTAGCCCAGCAATTTTACTTGCCATCAGATCATGTGATTCCTGATTAGATTTATTAAAGTCTAAAAGCATTTTATGCGTTGATGCATTGCCTTCTTTAATTAAATCAGTATTAGTTTTAATATCTGCTTTGACATCTTCAAGGGCGGTATCAAATTTAGTGTCGAGGTTTTTAAACTCAACTTTTAATACCGCAATATCAGTATCGTACTGTGCTAACTGTTTTTGTGCTTGTGCTTGTGACTGCGCCATAATCTAGTTGCCTCAATATTATGCTGATGGCAATTCAATTACTGGTTTCGCTGAACCTGCTAACGGACTACCTGCAATTGTTTCAAACGTTGCCTGCATTCCACTCTGATTGGCTTCAGTAAAGTCTGATCCACTAGCATCAGTGAATGCTAAACCATTAACATCAGATACAGATTTGATGTAAGAAGTAGCCGCATTGTCGTATGTGCCTTCCATGCTCATTTCACCTGCAAGTAAATCTGCTTGTGCTTTCTTAACTAATGTACAGATACCTGATCTTGTGCCTGCCGCGTTGCTTACTAAGTACTTTCTTTTGCCTTTTTGACGTTTGATGTAAACTGCTTCATCATTAGAACCAAGTACTGAGATTTCATTCTTTGTGAATGTTGCTACTGCACTTAAGTCTAATTTTTCAATGTTTGCAGTTGATACAACAGTTGTTGTTGTCAATGCCAATGCTGTTCCACCTAATGTTGCTGAAACACTGAAAGTTGTTCCACTATCAATTGTTTTAACAAAATAAGTAGTGCCTGCTGTTAGTCCACCGATGTCTGCACCAAACCAAATTGGAGCATTTAAATCAAATGCACCTGTTGCAGTTACTGTGATTAAGTCAGTTGTTGCATCTGAACTTGCTGTTGGTGTTGATACTACTGCTAATGCAGAGACTGTACCTAATGGTACGTTAGCACCGTTTGATGCATATGATACTGTACCAGTACCTGCTCCAGCGGCTGCCGCTACGAATACTTCACCTAAGTTAGCACCTGTTGCACCCATTGTCTTCCATTGTGCTTCAGTTGTACCAACTGTGTTGTTGATTACATAAGTAACGCCAGTAACTAATGCACCTACTGTGAAAGGTGTGTTGTCACCTACAAATGAAAGTTGCTCACCTGCTGATACGTTAGTAGTAAAGTCTGCATCTTTGTCACCGTATACATCAGTAGTTGCTGTACTGAACCAGAACTTACCAGGCTGTGATACTGCAACTGCACCAAATGCAGTTAACTGTTTACCTGTTTGTGCAGTATCTCCACCGACTACGCCCATGTCTTGTGGTGTGTCAGATGGATATCCTTCACCGACTTGGTTAACACTTAAGTTAACACTTCCGCCAGTTGTAGTTGTTAGTGTTGGTGAGACTTGAGGTTGTACTGAAGGGGAAGAATTTAATGCAGTAAAAGTAGTTGCATTAATTACTTCGTTTACAAAGTATGTAGTTCCGCCAGTTAATCCACCTACTGTTGAAGTAGGGACAAATCTGTCACCGATTGTTAATCCAGTAGTAGAATCTACTGTGATTACGTTTGTGGTTGCAGTCGTATCGGATAATACCGGTAACGCTGAAACCTTTGCTATTTTTAATTTATTCGCCATTTTATTTCTCCTAATAATTATAGTTGACGTTCTAGGTCACACGTTCGGTGGGAATAACACCGCATGAGATTGTTTATTGAAGTTTTCGATAAACGAGAACAATCAAATGTATTTATCTAATTAGTAAGAATTATGGGTTAAATTTAGAGTCGGCCGACTGCTATTTCGATAATAGATAACTCACTTTCTGATTTATCTTGTATTGCTTTACCAAGAACAACGCCTGGGTGCATAATAGTAGCAACATGATACCAAGCAGTGGCACCACCTTGTCCGTCATGTACCATGATATCACCTTTTTCACATTTGCCTGTAACTTTACATGGCACTCGACCTTGTAATGCAACTGCAACTGGAATGCCTGAACATCCTTGATTCATAATATATGCTGGTTTTGTTGATACAATTCCTGCTACTCTGTTACTACATTTTACATCTGAAACATGAACTTCTTCATTACCACCGAAGCATACTACAGTACCTACTTCATAGGCTTCTTCACCTTTATAGTACTCAGCCAAGTCAGCATACGTTGATTCTAATCTGGACCCTGTCGTTAGTGTCCAATTACCTGTAATTGATCCTGCTGTTGTGTTTGCACCAGTTGTAAGTGTAGGTGTTTGTACTGATCCTGCATCTACTAATCCAGTGACTGCTAATGATGTTAGAGTACCTGTACTTGTAATATTTGGTTGTGCGGCTGTTGTTACTGTACTAGCCGTTGCCACAGTACCACTAACGTTAGCACCTGCGACTGCGTTAGCAGTATCAGCAAATGCAACTTCTCCTGTTACGTTGCCACCAGTTAAAGAAGTTAAGTTAGCACCATCACCTGAAACATATGTGAATACACCGCCTGTACCTGCAACATTACCTGATGTGATATTTCCAGTAACTGCTAATGATGTTAATGTACCGACTGACGTGATGTTAGGCTGTGCCGCAGTATATACTGTACCTGCAACTAATGCATTTGCAGATTGACCTGTAATATTGCCACCAGCAACATTTGATAATCCGCCACCATCACCTGTAATGACACCTGTAGTAACATCTAAAGCACCAGTCACTGTTAAACTCGTTAAAGTACCGACTGACGTGATGTTTGGTTGTGCGGCTGTTGTTAAAGATCCGCCTATTGTTGTTCCGGCTATATCAAATAATGCAGTAATGTTACCTAAATTTAATTTTGCATTAGCAGTATCAAATTCATAGCCACCACTTACATTTAATGCTTTGTTTCCTGTTCCTGTTGTGTCTACTAAAGCAGGATAATAACTTCCTGTAGTAAGATTTCCTACAACACCAAAGTCTGATACATTAGCATATGCAACATTTAAATTTGCTACACGAGTTGTAGAATCAATTTCAAGTGGAGGTGTCCCAGTTGTAGCAGTAGATACATACCTTAATGCACTGTGAGTACCAGTAGAAGTCACATTGCCAATACTTGCATTACCATTAACTGTTAATGTTGAAGTACCAGTATCATATGAAAATGATGGAGTACCTGTAAAAATACCACCGCCGGCACTAAGTTGAACTGTACCTGCTGTTCCACTAGCCGCAGATCCGCCTCCACCGCCAACACTTGTGACGGCACGACCACCAGTTGTATAAGCACTGTAGCCTGTTGCATCAACAGATAATGTTAATGCGGAATCTGTATATAATTCAAAAGTTGTAGAAGTAAGAACCTTTACATAGTAAGATACACCATTAACTTAAGTCATTCCCCCAACATCAGATACAGTTACTAGTGTTGCGTTAGTGAAGAAATTTTCTGGAGTAGTTGTTACTACTGCTGGATTTGTTTGAGTGATTCCTGTGATAGTACCTGTAAGAACTCCACTTGGTCCCCATGAAAGATTGCCAACGCCATCTGTTTGTAAAACGTAACCGTTTGTGCCGCCAGTAACTTGAACATCTTCAACAGCACCCAAAGTGATTGTTCCACCTGCACTGCCCCCTTTGTTAACCCAGTTAGTACCATCATATGCAAGTATTTCGCCATCAGCGACTGTGTTTGCTATATTTAGATTTCCAACTGCCCCATCGATCTGACTAAATGTAATGTCAGAGTATGAAGTCAATACTTCAATATTTTCTAAGTTGCCAGTGGCTGTTTTACCAATGAATACTTTTTTAGCATCACTAGCAAAGCCAAGTTCTGCTTCGTCTAATTGAGGTAGGTCAACGAGGTTTCCTGATCGTTGCTGAATTTTAGATATTTGTACGATAGCCATAAGTCTAATCTTTTCCTGTGATTATACTTATTTATCATAATTTTTTACCCTTACACTTTAGACAAACTTAGTGTAATATTCTTCTAGTTTCTTCAACCATAGTTGTTGATATTTGTCAAATTCTTTACCTTCGATGATAAATTCTTGGTATTCATTATCTTTGCTACACATAAAGATAACACCTTTACGTATTGTTGTGCCATAAACTGCATTATGGGCATCAGCATAAGCAGTCATTTGAATAAAGTAATCGTCAATCCATTCACGTTTTTTAGGCTTGTTCGTTTGCTTATGGTCCATAATTGCTTCATCACCTGAATGTACACCAACTAAGTCAGTAGTGCCTGCATAGATTTCTGGATACCACAATGAGACTTCAGTTCCCCAATATTCATCACAGTTCACAAGTCCTTCATTTATGATTGTCTGAGCCATGATATGACTTTGTTGACTATATGGATTAGAGCCTGGTGATCCTTTATCATCTGTTAAGATATAGTCCTCAAGCCATTTATGCATACGTGTTCCGCGACCTGCGGCTTCAGTAGTGATCTCTTGTGCTTTGGCATAGCCAACTCTTTTACGCCAATTCTGAAGAGCGGCTTTCTTTTCTTCTGATGCAGTAGCAGAAAGAATAGTAGTGACACTTGGAAGTTTGTGACCATCTGGCGTTACATATTTACGTGAACCTTCAAAACTTTTTTTCTTTAATTCTTGGTACGGGTATTTTTCTGTTATCATGGTAATAAACTCCTTGTTGAGTTGTTTTCTGTGCTAGGTTTGCCAAGCCACCACTTGTTTATATAGTCAAATCCAAGTTCATGCATGTAGTAAACATTTCTGCTAAAATCTAATGGATAGTAATCAATTGCGTGATTGGGGTGTGCGTCTACTTTCTTTTGTGATTCTGGTGGGCAAATCAATAGATCATGTAACTTAGCATAAGGTAAATCAATAACTTCGATATCATCATAACGAGTTTCTATTTCTTTCCAAATATAATCTGCAAGATGTTTATGTCCTTCTTCTGTTTCATGTAAGCATGTTGTCTTTTCAAAATCATCAGTAACAATATTAAAGTCTTGTAATTTGCTTGGGTGTGAGTCTAATTCATTTTTGAGAATTAATTCATATGTATCTATAAAATCGCATATGGTAGGATCACATTCTGGCATATAATCTGTAGAAAAATGAGATACATTGTGCATGTCTAAAAGATTATTGATACTAGTCCAACGATGCAATTTGTCTTGTGCTAATAAACAATAGTAATATTCATCTGAAGTTATGATAATTTCTTTTTCTAAGGGAGTAGCATTTACTGCACTGCCTACAACTCTAAACTCTTGGTTCTCTTGGTGATATGCTTCTCTACGTGATGATTGAGTGTATGCATGTATATAGAGAGGATTATTATCATGTAACAAATCTTTATAAAAGTATTGCATTGTTCTACGATAAATTGCTGTGTTACCTTGTCCAGGTAAAGCGAGATTGATTAACGGAACGCCTAAACGTTTTGCAATAATAGATGCCCATCCATTGTTGATAGGATCTTCTATTCCATGTCCGTATGTGTAACTACAGCCGTTAACGACTAAGTGTGATATTTTTAGATTCAAATTGTAAAACTCTCTCCACAACCACAACGTGCTTTCTCTAATGGATTAATGAATTCAA